GCGGCATTGGTCGCGGTGAACCGGGCAAACGTCACCAGTCCCGATGCGGTAGTCGCGGGTAAGCGATAAAAGCCGAAATCAGCGCCGAAGCTATCGGCATCGGCCCCGCCGCTCGTCGCCAATCGTGTCGACAACAGAATGTTGAAATAGACACTCTGCATCCAAAGACCGCACGCGGCATTTGATTCGAGGATCGCGCGCAGGACGCTGCCAGGAGTAAGGTTCAGGAGGGGCGTCGCTGCGCTCTGAACTGCTGTGGCCGCATCGCTCAAAAACGCCGAGAAGGTCTTCAGGTTGAGTTGCAAGGGGATACGCCTCTAGTCGGCGTATTTAGAGGTTGCGCGCCGCTAAATTACCGCATGACCACTTTCCAATTCGTCGTGGCGGTCCTGACCGCGCTCCCTGGTGTGTTGACCGGAATCGTTTCGCTGATCCACAGCATCCGGACAAAGCAGCAACTCAGGTCCAAAGGCGTCCTGTGACGGGCTTCCGGCTCAATCGGGTCGGGAACACGTCCATCGATCGCGGGTAATTCTCCCAGGAGCGCAGCACTTCCGGCAGATCATAAACGCGCTCGCAGCGTTGGGCCGCATCCTCGAAACCGTACTTATTCAGGACTTCGCTCAAAGCGGGAGGGGGCGGGAAACGCGGTTTCACTAGGTTCCCGAAATCGGCAGGGTGAGCACGGCGCTCTCGCCAGTGTCGGCGTCTACGTACTGAATCGAGGCGGTGACGACATCGTTGTAAAGCGGCGGGACGTTGACCGCTGGTGGTGGGTTTTGGCTGACCGCATCTTCCAACCGCATCTGTTCCCGGATCGCGCCTTCGATCAGCTTGGGATACGCCGGGTTACCGAGATACATCGGTAATCCTGCACCGTAGTTCAGTTGCCAGATATACTGTCCCTGGCTTGTCATCAATCGCCGGATCACGCGCTCGATGCCGAATTGCGTGCCGTCGCTGACGGCGAGATCGCCCGTGGTGCTCACGGTCAGATCATTCCGGTACATGTGCTGAATATCGGCCATACCAATATCTATGCTGGCGGCGTCATATCGATCGACGGGATGTTGATCGAGCAGTTCAGACAACGACCGGCCGCCGCGATGATCGTGGAGATCAGACTGCTAAGCTCGGACGCCCATTGCTCAAGTTGTTGCAGATACTTGGTGTAAGGCTGGATGTATTGCTGCTGAAAGTTCTTGATCCAGGCGATGACCGAGCCGAGATCGGTCGGCGCAACCAGCAACTGAGCGAGTTTGCTGATCTGCTCTTTGACCGCCGTGACCGCGGCTTGCAAATCCGCCATCAGGCTGTTGACGAGGCTCTGTATCTGCGCGCACGGACCGTTCGCTTGGATGTTGTCAGCCACCGCATTGATCTGCGCTTTGGCATTGGCGAACCATTGGTCGTTGATGAGTGCGGTATCTTGAGGCTGAGACATGGGCGTTATCCAATATTGGTGATGATTCCGGATTGCACGGTAACCGTCTCGCCCGTAGGGGTCGGGAAACTACCCGTCGCGCCGGTTGCTACTGTCAGATTGCCAGAGGTATTCACGACGGGGGTGACAAGCTGGATGCTCGATGTCGCGGTAATGGTGACCATCGCGTGACCATCGATGGTCACGCTCCCATCGTTGTTCAGTTTGATGTAGGCGCCGGAGCTATGCACCAGCGCAATTTCGCCATTCTGCGTATTGGTCGTGCCGCCGGGTTTCGGTGGCTGGCTGGGCTGACTGAACACCGATCCGATGATGATACCATGCTGTGTATCACCGGAGTCCGGGATGATGACCACCTGCTCGCCGATGGCCGGGGGTGCGACCACGCCCCAGCCGTTTCCGAGACACGGGGTGCAGATCGGCAGCCACCCGCTGATGAGTGGATTGTTGTCTTCCTGCGGCTGGATACTAACCTTGGCGCAATGCGTCGCCGGGTTATAGCTGGTGACGATACCGAAGGAGACCTCTCCCCGTGTTGCGTCCGCATTTGAGGCGATCAGTTTAGCAGTGTTGCTGAAATAGCTCATGGCGTGACTGCCTGCGATCCGGCACCTTGCTGTTCGTTGGCCTGGGTGTGGTTCTTACACTTCACACTCATCGCGAAGCCACTGCCCACTGAGAGTTGCCGATCAATACTGTCGACCCAGTACCGTTGATCCCAGGATGAGCCGGTGCCTTCCACTTGCACGATGTCGCGCGGCGTCAGATTGAGCGCACCGGGATAGCCGGCCGCATCCGTCCATTCGACGATGCGCTCGTGCTTCGTGATGTCAGCGCGCAGTGAGTCAGCAAGCTGTTGCGCGCGATCCTTAGTCAGATTGGGACGGACGAAAACGTAGCGTTGTGCCGGCGATTTGGATGTGGGCGAGGTCGTTGCTATGCCTTTGGGACTGCTGACATTGAACCCGTGCTTGGTGTTGCTGTTCCAGCTTCGGACTACCACAACCACATCTTTAGCAAGCGTCAGACTGCGGAGCAGTTTCAGATGCGTGAAGTTGCCGGAGTAAAGCTTCGCGACGTTAGAACTCCAATCCACTCCCTTTGCCCGAATCACCCAGGGTGTCGCACTGGCAAGATCGACGGCCTGTTTGAAGTGCAATGTGGTGCCGGAGACCCAGAGATCATAGCCCTCGTGCTGCGCCAGGAATGTAAGCAAGTCCCACTGACTCAAGCTGCGGGTAAACTCACCCCGCTCGATGTGGTCATGCTCGCCCTCATAGAATCGGGAAATGGGCGTTGTGGTCGGATCAACATCGGCTTGCATCCCGTACTGACTGGCGAAGTCTTGCGCGACCTGACTGCTCGTTTTGTTCGTGTAGGCAGCATAGACACGATGATCCAGGAAGTTGCTGGTGAGATCGCGGCCGTCGAGATGCACGATACCGCCCAGCCAATCGATGTCGATCTTGTCGACATTGCCGATGATCATGGACACGGGTTTCTCATCGCCGAGCTGATAGCGGATCTCGACTTTCATCGGCGGCTCTTGCGATCCCCAGAAGTCCGGGCCGTAACTCGGATGATTCCAGAGCGCCACCTCGGCGCTGAAGTGATCGGCGGAATACCAGTTATTTTGATGCACCGATGCACCGATCGAGAAGGGGATTTCCTCATTGTTGAACAGCAAACTCAAGCTCGGTTTGTACGGCTTGGTCACGATCAGACTGGGATCGTTCAGATAGGGACTGCTGCCGGTATCGACGGCCATCTTTACAACACCATCGGGATCGAGGTCGATGCGTAAGTGACTCCTTGTGGTGTCGGATCGAGCGGCGCTGGAATGAGCAGCGTGACCGGCGTGGTGGACTGGATGAACGCATCGGTTAGCTGGTTGCTGAGCGCGATCCTGATCCATTGCAAAGGATCGCCGTATTGTTGCGCGGCGAGATGGAACAAGTCGCCGGAAATGAGGGTGGCCGTCTGCTGCATAGGTCTATGTATCCCGGACAAGGCCGGCTAAGTAGCGGACGGGTTCACAAGGTTCCGCGCCATCCGACCAGCGAGATTGCTAACCGACTGAACCAACGGCGCTTGAGAGACAGCATCGCCCAAGGACGACAACGTGCTGGTGACCGACGAGACAGTTGTGCTGCTGGTGAAGTTGGAAGCAGCTTGCGACAGGGTCGTGATGTTAGCGGCATTGGTCGATCCGAGACTCGACGTGAGACCCTGAATTCCAGACACGACGCCGAGGATCCGGCCGGCGATCGGCGAGCCGCCCGTCAGAGAGGAGAGACCTTGCAGCAGCGGGCTGATCTGACCGAGTCCCTGGCTGATGCTGGAAAGCGTGCCGGGCAGATCGATTCCTAGGGCATTTCCAAGATCGCTCATCACCGAGCTGAGCAAACCACCACTCGACCTTTGCTGCGTTGGCCCCAGGATCAAACAAGCGATTTGATAGCTCAACCATGCGTCTCGCCGGTACTCAAAGGACACGGATTCGATGATGACTTGATACGAGTAGCTACCCCAGGCCAGCGTTTGTGCATCGCCCTTCTTGAGCAGAGAATCGAGTTGCAGAGCGCGATGATCGGCGCCAGGACCGAGTAGGATGCCACTCCAACTGATCGCCTCTGGATCAGGACCGAGCACATCGACTTGTCGCATTCCGCCGGGGCGGACATGCACATTG